TGCTTGCCAATTCCAAACAAGGTCTTAGCATGCACTATGATTTTCAACCTCGATATCATTTGGTTTTACAAACAAATGCCAGTGCAATATTTGGAGAATGCTTTAAACATAATACAACACGAGCAATTTGCTATCATATACCAGCCGATGGTTACTGGTATAAGGTGGACACAACTAGAGAACATTTTATATTCAATGGTGGATGGACGCCACGGATCCATCTTGTCTGTTGTCCAGCATAGAGCATTTTAAAAAAAATAATTTTGATAAATAGTTTTACAGCAAAGGAGTAAAACTATGAGCGGAACAGTAACACCGGCAAGTATTAATATACCAACATTGAATAAATTTGGTGTTCCAGTAGAACCAAATGGGGTTGGTTCTGGAATTGGGCTATTGATGCCAAAACTCAAGCATAGATTTCAGATAACATTCAATAATTTTGGGTTTAATCCTTACAATTCCAATGTACTTACCCAACAAGTTGTAAGTTGTGGAAGACCCACTTTAAACTTTAACAATACTCCAATACATAGTTATAACAATGTTATGTACATTGCACAAAAACCAGAATGGGGTGAAATTGAACTAGTTATTCGTGATGATATTTCAAATTCTGTTACTAGTTTGGTAAGTGCACAGATTCAAAAACAAATGAATCACTATACACAAAGTGCGGCTCCTGCTGGGTCAAACTATAAATTTGAAATGCAAGTGAACACACTTGACGGAACAAGTGGGTATAGCAATATAGCATTATTAGAACAATGGTATCTAGAGGGTTGCTTTATTCAGCAAGTGGCCTATGATAGTTTGGATTATTCAAGTTCTGAAGCAGTTCAAATCACATTGACGATTAAATTTGATAATGCAACACAAGGTGATGAAGCCAGTCTTTCAACCTTACAATTACAAAATCCTGGATCTATCGCAGTAGGACAGTAAATTAATATTCCTTGAGCTGTAAAAACGGTGTCAAAATGACACCGTTTTTTTTTGCTAAATATTTAATCATGAGCGAAACATTTAATCTACCTCAAAAGAGTAAAGTACTTTTACGAAGTCCACAAATTGCATCAAGAGTGTTTGGAGTAAATTCACCAAATAATATTATGCAAAGTGTACCTAGAGTAAAATTTGAGTTCTATGTGCAATTTGTACTAGGACCTCAAGCTGTTGCGATGATAGAAAAAAATGCCAAACTCAATAATTATGATAACGATAGGGGCCTTTCTTTTAAAGTTAAAAGCGTTGATAAGCCAAAAGTCACACTACAAACTGAAGAACTTAACCAGTATAATAAAAAAGTTTTAATATATAAAAAAGTTGAATATTCTGAAGCCTCTGTAAGGTTGCATGATACTGTCGATAACAGTGCGTTAGCCACTTGGATTGATTATTTTACATTTTATTTCGCTGATAGTAGGCTGAAATCCAATGATGCATTAAATAACCCAGATCCTACCGCTCCATATCAACAATCACCCTATGACTCTACGATGAACTGGGATAGTGGTTGGGGGTTCCAACCGTTGGTTGACAAGGACACTCATTTTTTTACAGGAATAATTGTTTATTCTCTTTTTGCCAATACCTATACAGCATGGGAATATGTCAATCCTAAAATAACAAATATTGATTTTCAAAATTATGATTATAGTTCAAGTGAAACAGATGAACTGAATATACAATTTAAATATGAAGCAATACGGTATCTAGCCTATGCTCAACCAATCGCCAACAATAGTTTAGGTTTTATGGAAAATTTTGGATTTACAACATCCGATTACATAAACCTGTCTGGAAACACACCTACAGGCATATCCAGCGGGTACCCTAGAATATTTACCAATACACTACAACCACCACAAACTAATTCTCCACAAACACCAGCACAAAGTAACAATATCAGTAATCCAAGTGGTAATATTCCAACATTAAGTCAGTCATTAACAACTTTTTATTCTGCCCAATATGGAAATGCTGGTGTAGCACCTGGAGCAACACTACCAACGATAGTATCTAACTTTTCAAGTTTGATTAATCCGGTAAGTTTTGGTGGAGTTAATGGAATACAAAATCCAATAAATTCTGGTGGAAATACAGGAATTGCTTCTGTGATTTCCACCGATTCATCTTCTGCGGGAGCACAGGCTGCAAATTATATAGATACTCTGTTTTAGGTGACATATTATGGTTAACTTCACAGCACAGACAATACAGCAACAAATAGCAAAACAAAGCGGTCAGATCGCTATAACATCTCGTGGAGCTGCATATCAATATACGAATACAGCCACAGGTGCAGTGTTAAATCTACCATCTGTAACATCATCTCTTTTAAATAATCCTATAAAATCTAACAATCCAAGATTGTCTGCAACTGCACTGTCCGCAGTGCAAGGTTTTTTTGCAAATTCAAATGTGCCAGTTGAACTAATTGCTGCTATTGCAAGTGTGGCTGCTTATATTAATGCAACACAAGGTATTCCTATAAACAGTTTGATAAACGCCAACGGCGTAACACAAAGCTTTATTGCGGCATATAATTTACTTGCTCCAGCAGGTGCTCAACTAGGCGTTGTTAGTATAAATTCAGCACCAGTCTGGGCTAACAATCAAGTATTACGCGGTTCAATTGCTGCTGCATTAACGGACCAATCATGAGTAAATTTTCACAGGGTGAATTTATTCCCTCTAATCCACACAAAATAGTTGGAAATGCAAAAATTATATTCAGATCAGGATGGGAATTGCGTGTGATGACTTTGCTAGATCAACACCCGAGTGTGATAAACTGGGCCAGTGAAAGTGTTGCTATCCCATACAAAAGTCCTTTAGACGGTAAAATGCATAGATATATTCCAGATTTTTTAGTAGTTTATAAAGATAAGAATGGTATTCAAAAAGCAGAATTAATTGAAGTTAAGCCTGCCAAAGAAGCCATTGCAGAAAATGCCAAAAGCAAACGTGATCGAGCAGCATTGGTTGTTAATACTGCTAAATGGGCTGCCGCTATGACATGGTGTAAACGCAACGGAATACATTTTCGAATACTTACAGAAGATCAAATTTTTGTCACTAAAGGTACGCAACGCCGCAAAAAATAATTTAAATACTGATATGAGTAACAAATTTACAAAACTTGAAGAAATATTTGACTTGCCGCCAATAGACCAGGTGGTGGAAGCATCTGAGCAGGATATTCAAACAGCATTAGAACAAGCCAGTGATCTAGAAAAACAATTCAATCAAATTGATGGATATGACCAACATGATTCTGAAATGGATCAACTATCTGAATTGGCAATTCAAGCTCACAAAGATTTGCAAGAATTGGGCATGAACGTGGAAGTCAGGCACGCTGGTGAAATTTTCACCAGTTCAAGTCAAATGCTAAAAATAGCAGTAGATGCCAAAAATAACAAAGTAGAAAAGAAACTTAAATTATTGAGATTACAACTAGATAAAATGAAACTAGACCGTGCATATGCTGGTGAAAAACCTGTTGATGGCACTGCAGTAACTCTTGACCGAAATGAAATATTAAAACAACTGCGTCAACTAGGCAGTGATGATAAATAAACAACACAGGAGCTGCCTAATATGAAAAATTTTAAACAATATCTCGAAGAAAGCTCAAGAGAACACAATTATGTGATTAGATTTTCACAGCCACCTACTGAGGAGCAGGTACAAATTATTGGCGAGTGGTTAAAGAGATATGACTTAAAGTCAATTTCAAAACCAATCAAAGTAGAGGAAGATCACAAGGATTTTATCGACATTCCTAATAAAGATGTTTTTATGATGACATTCACAATTGGAACACCATGTGTATCTTATATCTTACAGCAAGATTTGCGACTTTGTGCCAATATACCAGAAAAATATATAGTTGTTCGCGGCGTTAGCGAACCAATAGAACGTTATTCAGAATATGATTCTTGGAAACGATTGGAGCAATCTGCAGCTGAAAAAGAAAACGATGAGCATGCTGCTCGGTTAAGTACAGACAGATTTTATCAAGATTCAGAACAGCCACCTGTTCAAGATTTATTTGGTGATGAATACAATAAAAAGTTTTTGTCTTATCTTGCTGGTGTTAGTGCAGACCGTCCTAGCATGCATGTTGAACCCAAGTCACCTCTTTTTAGTTGGTTACAAATGGAAGACATTGAACCTGGGCAACCAATTCAAGACACCAGTGATTTTAATGCAGAATATAATACTCCAAAGCCAACTACTAAACCCAGTAAAGTTACACCTGTAGATGATGAATATGTGAATAGCAAAGGTTCCATGTCAGACAACGCTATTCCCAAGGTCATGTTTTTGAAAGACCCAAAGACTGGCAAGGCCAAGCAGGTAGTGCAGCCAAAAGGAAAGAATTAAAATGGAACGCACATATAAACTTAATGTCTCAAGTGACACCACCAATATAGATGTACAAAGTGTCAATGCTGATGAAGTTGCACGCATTGCACAACTGGCAGGAATCATCGAGCCTCATACACCATCTGAAGCAGTTACATCTGCACCTGTGGGTGCTCCTGTGGACCCAGAATTATCTGTTGGGCAACCAGTGATGGCAGAACCTACCGATTATTCACATGATGCAGATGTAATGCATGGATTAAATGATTTGAGAAAAAACGCAGGATTGCCTGCTAAAGATTCTGTGCCAATGGCAGATCAAACCTCAGACATTGGCGAAGGATGGACACACCCATTAGTAAAAGACAAGATTAATTATCAAAAGCGATATGACACTGCTGAAAAAAAACTTGAGGCTTTTAAGACCGTTATAAAACAACTTGGTCCAGAACTTTTACATAAAAAGATGGCCAAAGATGGCTGTGAAAACATGGACCCAATTGAATATCTGGCCAGAAGCAAGGCATGGGGTCATGGATATGGTAGATTGAGTCCTCATTATTGGAATGAAATTAAACATCTAGTCAATGATGATTCTGATGCAATGGTTGGCGAAGGTATG